CCGCGCTCTGAGCGCAGAAAACTCATTAAAGCCTTATCCGGTGGCATGCCTGGCGCTGTCACCACCAACGACGGTACGCCGGGCGCTGCCGAAGATATCAAACCTGAAACCCTCAATTCACTTGAAAACGCTCTTGCGGCGTTAGTCAAATAAGGACCATTTATGTCTGAAGTAAACGAAATTCTGAAAAAAGTCACTGCCAGCATTGAAGATGCAACCAGCAAATTCAACGCGAAAGCAGAAGAGGCACTGACCGAAGCGAAAAAGAATGGTCAGCTCTCAGCTCAGACCAAAGATGTTGTAGATAAAATGGCGACAGAGCTCAACGCTCTTAAGGAAGCTGAAAAAACCCTTAAGGCCAGCCTTGGTGAGCTGGAACAGCATGTTGCCCAAATGCCATTGAACAACGCTGCTAAAGTTACCGAAACTGTTGGACAGGTGGTGATTAATAGCGAGGCGCTGAAGGCCTTTGCCGCGAGCGTTGAAGGCAATAAGCGCGTAAGCGTCCCAGTTCACGCGGCCTTGCTTTCTACAGATGTTGCAGATGGCGTGGTTGAACCACAGCGACTGCCTGGCATCGACACTGCACCAAAACAGCGTCTCTTCATTCGTGATCTGATTGCGCCTGGCCGCACATCTTCACCGGCTATTTTCTGGGTGCAGCAAACGGGCTTTACCAATGCAGCGAAAGTCGTTGCAGAGGGGACTGCCAAACCTTACAGCGATATTGAATTCGCAACTAAAATCACGCCGGTGACAACCATCGCGCACATGTTTAAGGCATCCAAGCAGATCCTTGACGATTTCGCTCAACTCCAGTCTACGGTTGACGCTGAGATGCGTTACGGCCTGAAATATGTTGAGGAACAGGAAATCTTGTTCGGCGACGGAACTGGTGTGCACCTGCACGGCATCGTTCCTCAGGCCTCAGCATTCGACCCGGCATTTTCTGTTGAGAGCCAGAACGGGATTGATGATCTGCGCCTGGCAATGCTTCAGGCTCAACTGGCTCGTTTCCCTGCATCTGGCCACGTTCTGCACTTCATCGACTGGGCGAAAATTGAGCTCACGAAAGACAGTCTGGGCCGCTATATCCTGGCTAACCCGGCATCTCTGACTGGCCCTACGCTTTGGGGGCTTCCGGTGGTAGCAACTGAGGCAGCAGCTTTCCAGGGCAAATTCCTGACAGGCGCATTCAATGCCGCAGCTCAACTGTTCGATCGTGAAGATGCCAACGTGGTTATCTCCACCGAAAACGCCGACGACTTCGAGAAAAACATGATCTCCATTCGCTGCGAAGAACGTCTGGCGCTGGCTGTGAAACGCCCTGAGGCGTTCGTTTACGGTTCATTCAGCACCGGCGCGGGTAGCTGATAACTATTGCGGCCTTCGGGCCGCTTTTTTTCGGGGCAAACAAATGCTTGATCAGAATGTGGTGAAACAGCATTGCCGCATTGATACCGACTTTACGGGTGATGATGCTCTGCTGGAGATTTACACAGGTGCGGCGGCCCGGTACGTCCAGACATGGACACGCCGAACGCTCTATGAAAAGGAAAGCAGCCCTGGCTACGCTGACGACCCGGACCCGATACTGCTCAATGATGATGTGAAGGCAGCCATGCTACTGCTTATCGGTCACTGGTATGCAAACAGGGAAGCGGTAAACATCGGGAACATAACTTCAGCCGTACCTTTTGCTGTGGAAGCGCTATTGCAGCCATACCGTATTTATGGATTGTAGGAGGGGGTATGCAGGCCGGAAGACTGAGAGACAGGGTGGTAATTCAGAACATCACAACATCCAGAGACCCTTCTGGTCAGCCTGTTGAAACATGGCATGACGGCGCGACTACATGGGCAGAAGTTAAAGGTATCAGCGGGCGTGAGCTTGTAGCGGCAGGTGCAGAAACGGCTGTAGCCACTATCAGGGTATGGACTCGATTTCGTAACGATATAACTGCTGCGTCAAGACTCAGGGTTGTGACTGGCCCGTTCAAGGGTGTCATTTTAAATATCATTGGTCCGCCGATACCTGATTCTCGCGGCATTCAGCTCGAAATTCTTTGTAAGCAGGGGATCGAAAAATGATTGAGACGAGCCTCGATTTTTCCGGCCTGAATGACATCGCAAAGGATCTGGAGGCGCTTAGCCGTGCTGAAAACAACAAGGTTCTGCGTGATGCCACGCGCGCCGGTGCCGAAGTGCTTAAGGAAGAAGTAATCGCACGCGCACCAGTGCGCACCGGGAAACTGAAAAAAAACGTGGTGGTGGTGACCCAAAAAAGCCGCCGCCGCGGGGAGATTTCTTCCGGCGTCCATATTCGTGGCGTTAATCCGCGCACCGGCAACAGCGATAACACGATGAAGGCGAATAACCCGAGAAACGCCTTTTACTGGCGATTCGTTGAAATGGGAACTGCGAACATGCCTGCACATCCGTTTGTACGACCCGCTTACGATACACGCGAGGAAGAGGCCGCCAGCGTCGCCATTGCCAGGATGAATCAGGCTATTGATGAGGTATTGAGCAAGTGAATGAAGATAATATCTACGCCTTGCTTTCTTCCCTGGCAGAGGGACGGGTATATCCCTATGTTGCGCCATTAGGTAGTGACGGGAAACCGTCTGTCTCTCCACCCTGGATTATCTTTTCCATCGTCGATGATGTTTCCGCTGACGTACTGTGTGGCCAGGCAGAGAGCAGGGTTTCCGTTCAGGTCGATGTGTATGCCACAACGATCACTGAATCACGATCCCTGAGAGATTTGGCGCTCGCTTCGCTTAAGCAGTTAAACCCTACAGAGGTGGTAAAAATACCCGGGTACGAGCCAGATTATCGGCTCTACCGTGCCACACTGGATTTTAAAGTTACCCCCTGACGATTAATTCACCCAACGAACCCGCCTGATGGCGGGTTTTCTTTTTCCAGGAGACAGCTATGTCTGCACTTTATGAAAAATCGCAGCTGACGAAGATCCTTATTTCCTCCCTGCCAGCCACCAAAGAAACGATGGATACCGCAACCTTCCTCGATCTGAGTTGCACCATCAAAGAAATTCAGTTCACCGGTGGCCAGAAGCAGGATATCGACGTAACAACGCTTTGCTCTACCGAGCAGGAGAACATCAACGGCCTGCCTTCTCCGTCAGAAATCTCTCTGTCCGGTAACTTCTACAAAAATCCGGCGCAGGACGCCTTGCGTGATGCGTATGACAACGATACGACCTACGCTTTCCAGGTCATCTTCCCGTCCGGCAAGGGCTTTAAGTTCCTGGCTGAAATCCGCCAGCACACCTGGTCTTCCGGTACCAACGGCGTAGTGGCGGCAACGTTCTCCCTGCGCCTGAAAGGTAAGCCTGAAAACATCGAGTCTGGCTCCTGAGAGGTCTCATGAAGAATATTAAAAATCTCGCCCTGGCTAAGATGTCGGGATTTCGTCATAAGACGGTCGCCGTTCCTGAGTGGGAGGGCGTCAAAGTGGTTCTCCGTGAGCCGTCAGGTGAAGCCTGGCTGCGCTGGCAGGAAGTGGTGAAAGCGGGTGCTGATGATGAAAATGTGTCGGTATCGGAAAAGGCACATCGTAATCTTTGCGCTGACGTGGTGCTCTTCATTGACGTCCTGTGCGACACCGATAAGCAACCGGTATTCAGCGTAGACGAAGAAGAGCAGGTACGTGAAATCTACGGCCCCGTCCATTCACGCCTGCTCAAACAGGCGCTTGACCTGATCAACAACGCGGACGAAGCGCGGGAAAAGTCTCAACCCCCGGCGTAAAGTTTCTGATGTCGCTTGCGCTCCGGATGGGGCGCACGCTCTCAGAACTTCGGCAGAATATGACGGCAAGTGAGCTTCTGATGTGGATTGAGTACGACAGGCAAAGTCCGGTTGGCGATATTCGTGGTGACATTCAGGCCGCCCAGCTCGTCTCTGCCATCTACGGCTCGCAGGGGGCAAAAGTACCGCTGGACGATGCGATCCTGCGCTGGGGTGGTGATGAGCAATCAGAACCGAAGGACCCGTTTGCAGGGCTTGAAGCTGCACTTACAGCTGCAACTCAGTGACAAATGAACTGCAAAATAATAGGATTGCTTTTTAATGATTTGGTGAAGGCAATGAAAAAACTAGTCTTATTTGTATTATTTTTTGGTTTCAGTTGTGTTTCAAATGCAACTCAAACACTGGCTCCATTAGAACCAAATGAGTTGCAAAGCTATACGTCTACGATTTGCTCTGATCATGCAAATCCTGAATTGTGTAAAAAGGCTTTTTTTAAATTCATGGGCTATATAAAAACAAACGATGATTACTACTATTTCTGTCAAAAGCAAAAAGAGGCAGGGATGACGATTAATAAAGATTCATGCAATAAATCGGAAGCTCTGAGAGAATTTTTAGACAAGCCATGAGGTTTATATCATAACAAAAAGCCCGTTGATGGGCTTTTTTTTCGCCTGGAGAAAATTGATGGCAACATTACGTGAGTTAATAATCAAAATTTCCGCTAACTCGCAGTCATTCCAGTCGGAAATTTCCCGCGCCTCACGCATGGGGCAGGATTATTACCGAACCATGCAAAATGGTGGCCGCCAAGCGGCAGCGGCGTCCAGAGAAACTCAGAGAGCTTTGGCTGACTTAACGGGACAACTTAATTCCGCTAAGGCGTCTGCTGTTGGTTTTGCCGGAGCATTTGCAGGAGCATATGCCACCGGGCACCTTATTTCTTTAGCTGACGAGTGGAGTTCAGTTAACGCCAGGTTAAAGCAGGCATCACAATCTACAGATGATTTCAACGAGTCACAGCGCGCGCTGATGGAAATCAGTCAGCGAACCGGTACGGCATTTTCAGATAATGCCAGCCTCTTTGCGCGTTCAGCCGCTTCTATGCGTGAATATGGCTACAGTTCAGAAGAGGTTCTGAAGGTAACCGAGGCTATATCAACAGGGCTTAAGCTGTCAGGTGCAAGCTCGTCTGAGGCCAGTTCTGTAATCACGCAGTTTAGCCAGGCTCTGGCGCAGGGTGTTCTTCGTGGCGAGGAATTTAACTCCGTCAACGAAAACGGTGATCGCGTTATTCGCGCGCTAGCATCCGGCATGGGTGTCGCCAGGAAAGACTTAAAGGCTATGGCCGATCAGGGACAACTTACCGCCGATAAAGTTGTTCCGGCTTTAATCAGCCAGCTTGGGGCGTTACAGGATGAATATAGCGCGATGCCACAGACCGTTGCATCAGCAACGACCAAAATTGAAAACGCATTTCTGGCGTGGGTAGGTGGTGCAAATGAAGCCACTGGGGCGACAAGCGCGCTAACCGGGGCATTGAATGCGATTTCAGATAATATCAATACCGTTGCCTCTGCTGCTGGCGTGCTGGCGGCCATCGGAGGTTCAAGATTTATTGGCGGCATGATTGGCGATCTTGGAAGCCAGACGGCGCAGTTGGTTGAAGCTAGGAAAAATGAAATAGCGCTCGCCGCCGCAAGGGAAAGTACAGCCACACAATCACAGCGCAAGGCCGCTGCCGATGCTATTGCTGCTGAGCGGGCTTACCAGCTTGCCCAGTCAGAACTTGTGCTTGCAAAAAATACTAATGCTGAGGCTACTGCCACTCAAAATGCCATATCCAAGCGCCGGGCAATGATTACAGCAAATGCGGCACTGGTACAGTCAAACAGAGCCGTTGCAGCCTCTCAGCAGGCACTAAACTCTGCAACATCAGTGCTGGGGCTTGTAAAAACAGGCGCTACAGGCCTGCTGGGTCTTGTCGGCGGGTTGCCTGGGCTGTTGATGCTGGGGGCCGGTGCCTGGTACACGATGTATCAGAATCAGGAGCAGGCACGTCGTTCCGCCCAGGAATATGCCAGTCAAATCGACGAGATACGAGAAAAAACTTCCCGCATGTCTTTGTCTGAAACAGACGATAATAGGGGGAGGACTGTTGGTGCTCTGGTAGAGCAAAATCGTCTGATTGATGAGCAAGCCAAAAAAGTCCGAAATTTAAAAAATGAAATTGATAAGTTGAACTCAGCCCGTGGACAGCCAGGTATAACTAGCGTTAACGATGCGGATATTTTAAGAGCTATTGCCATCGCCACAGATCAGCTCGCTGTTGAAGAGGGGAAGTTAAATGGTATGCGAGATAAGTCTCGCGGCATCCAGCAGACTCTCGAAGAAATTGAGCGGCGGCGTAATGATTTAATACGCGAACAAGCCTGGCGGCAGAATGCGGCTTATCAGTCGATGATCATGATGAATGGTCAGCATACTGAATTTAACCGCCTGTTGGGGCTGGGTAATCAGCTCCTTATGGCGCGTCAGGGGCTGACTAACGTCCCGATCAGGCTTCCTCAGGCCGACCTCGACAAAAAGCAAACCGATGCCCTCGAAAAAAGCCGCCGGGATCTGGAGTTGTCACGCCTGAAGGGTGAAGCAAAAGAGCGCCTGCGTCTGAGTTATGCAGCCGATGATCTGGGGTTAACCAGTGATCCGCAATTCCAGACAGGCCGTCAGGAGTTGATTAATAACGGCCTTGCTGAATGGCGGAATAATGAGGCCAACAAACCTAAGGCGAAGGACGGTAAAACCGAAGGCGAGAAAACCGAGGATGTGTATAAGCGCCTTATCAAGCAGCAAAAAGAGCAGATTGCCCTGCAAGGCCAAAATACTGAACTGGCGAAGGTTAAATACCAGGTCAGCCAGGGCGAACTTGCGTCTCTGACAGAAGCCCAGAAAAAGACGGTATTGCAGAATGCTGCGCTGATTGACCAGGTTAAATTACGTGAGCAACTGCGAAATTACGAAGCCAATCTTGCCGACAGTAACGCCAGCGCCCGCGCAGCCAATGAAGCGCAACTGCTGGGATATGGGCAGGGAACCAGGTTCCGTGAAAGACTTCAGGAGCAGTTCAATCTGCGTAAGGAGTTTGAGCAGAAGAATACCGATCTTCTCCGCCAGCGTCAGGCTGGTGAAATCGACGAGACGTTCTATCAGCAGGGGCTGGCACTTAATAAGCGCTACCTCGAAGAGCGCCTGCGCGACCAGGAGGGATATTACGCAGCTTCTGATGCGCAGCGTGACGACTGGATGACGGGACTGTCTGAGGGTTATGCGAACTGGGTGGACGAAGCTACTGATTATTCTTCCATGGCCGCTGACGGCATGAAGCAGGCCATGGGTGGCGCGGTCACCACGATCACCGACATGCTCAATGGCAACGTTGACAGCTGGAAGGACTGGGGCGTGAGCGTACTGAAGATCATCCAGAACGTTCTGGTGAACATGGCTGTTGCTAATGGCGTCAGCTCAATTGGATCACTGTTCAGTTTTGGTGCCTCGTCAGCCGCAACCGCCAGCAGCGGTACCGCCATTCAGAATGCTGGCGCGAACTTCACATTTAATGCGAAGGGTAACGTTTACGACTCTCCGTCCCTGAGCGCTTACAGCAATGGCGTTTTCCAGACGCCTCAGCTGTTTGCTTTTGCCAAGGGTGCGGGGATTTTCGGCGAGGCAGGTCCTGAAGCCATTATGCCCCTCACGCGGGCACCTAATGGTGATCTTGCCGTTCGCGCAGTGGGGATGCCACAGGTCTCTGGCGGTGTGCCTTCAGTTAACTTCGGCGATATCAATATTCAGGGCGGATCTCCACAGGCGTCCAGTCAGGGTACTGCCGGAGCAGCAGGCAGGCAGCTTAAGGATGCCATCACTGGTGTCATTAACGAACAGGCCAGCATGCCGGGCTCGCCTCTGTGGCGATTAATCAAGGGAGTTTAACCATGGCAGTCGAAACCTTCAGCTGGTGCCCAAAGGTTGCCTCTCAGGTTGATACAAATTTTCGTACCCGAAAGGCGCAATTTGGCGATGGCTATACACAGGTGTCCGGGGACGGCATCAACCCGGTAACACCTCAGTGGAGCGTGAGCTTTACCGGCGACGAGGCTTACATTCAGGCCATTAAAAACTTTCTGAACAGACATGCAGGGTGGAAGTCATTTATCTGGAAGCCACCGCTTGAGCCTTCAGGTTTATGGCGCGCGGAATCCTTCCAGATATCTACCCACGGCAACAAAAAATACACCCTCAGCAGCACATTCATACAGGCATACCATCCATGAGTATTTCATCTGATGTCCAGAAACTGGAACCGGGTAAGCGCGTCCGCCTGATCGAGGTGGACGGCTCAGCGTTCGGTGCGGGTATTCTTCGCTTTCACAACGAGACAATCCCGCATACCGAGGCGGAAATCATCGCCGCAGGCGGCGACGAGTCAAAACTTGAGCCGAAGTCGGTGTGGTGGCAGGGGCAGGAGTATGGCGCGTGGCCGTATGAACTGACCGGCATATCTGTAAGCAGTGACGGCCAGAGTTCACGGCCGTCACTCACTGTTGCAAACATCAGCGGTACGATTGGCGCGCTGTGCCGAAGGTTTCAGGGGATGGCTAAAGCAAAGGTGATCATCCATGACACCTTCGCTCACTACCTGGACGCAAGAAATTTTCCTGGCGGGAACCCGACTGCGAATCCCAACGAGGAGCGCAAACAGGTTTATTACATCGACCGTAAATCAGGGTCAGACGATGAAACCGTAGAGTTTGAGCTTTCAAGTCCAGCCGATTTGCGAGGGCAACTCATTCCGACCCGGCAAATTCAGCCAATGTGCACGTGGTGCATGCGGGGCTGGTACAAAACCGGGAACGGCTGCACCTACGCCGGGCAAAACGGCTGGTTCGATAAAGACGGCAATCGGGTGGACGATCCTTCACAGGATGTTTGCTCCGGATTGCTGTCAACGGGCTGTAAACCTCGCTTCGGAGAGAATGAACAGCTGGATTATGGCGGGTTCCCCGGCGCTTCACTTCTGAGAGGATAATCATGCGCGACAAAACAGTTAGCGCCATTCTGGCGCATGCCGCCGCATCCTTCCCCGAAGAGTGCTGTGGCGTGGTTATTCAGAAGGGGCGGGTGGAGAAATACATCCCCTGCAAAAATAATGCTGAGTCGCCGACTGAGCAATTTGAACTTAATCCTGAGGATTATGCGGCCGCCGAAGAGCAGGGCACTGTGGTGGCGATCGTCCACAGCCATCCCGGCGACGGGGCAACAACTCAGCCGAGCGAGCTCGACATGCTGATGTGTGATGCCACGGAACTGCCCTGGATTATTGCATCGTGGCCGGAGGGCGACATTCGCACCGTCATGCCTCGCGGAGACCGTCCCCTCACAGGGCGCCAGTTTGTACTCGGGTATGCAGACTGCTGGTCTCTCATCATGGACTATTTCCGCATCGAGCACGGCATTGAACTGCCCAACTACAGCGTAGATCGCCACTGGTGGGAGCAGGGTGAAAACCTCTATATGGATAACTGGCAGGAATGCGGTTTCCGTGAGTACGACGGTCCCGCTCAGCCAGGTGACATGGTTATCATGCAGGTTCAGTCCACCGTCCCGAACCATGCCGGGATTTTGCTTGATGGCAACATGCTACTGCATCACATGTATGGCCAGCTAAGCCAGCGTATTCCCTACGGTGGCTATTACCGTGACCGTACCATCAAAATTCTGCGTTATAAGGATTTGATGTAATGGAAAGAAAAACCGTTATCAAACTCAGCGGCTCAATGGCTCAGCGATTTGGCAGGACACATCGCCGTGCACTAACGTCCGCCAGCGAAGTTTTCAGGGCGCTTTCTAACACCATTGCCGGCTTTGATGCTTATCTGCGTGAAGCTCGGGCAAAGGGACTGGATTTTGTTATTTTCCGGGATCGTCGCAATATCGGGCACGAAGAGTTTGAACTCCTGGGGCCGGGTGATGAGTTAAGAATAATCCCTGTGATAAGGGGTAGTAAAAGAGCTGGAGTATTCCAGGCGTTGCTCGGAACGGCTCTGGTCGCTGCTGCCATATGGATGCCGGGAGTTAGTATCGCAGCAAGTAACCTCATGTTTTCCGTTGGTGCCACAATGGCCGTTGGCGGTGTAGTGCAAATGCTCTCTCCTCAGGTTTCAGGTCTGCGAATGCGTCAGGAACCTGATAACAAACCCTCCTATGCGTTTGGTGGTCCCGTTAACACGACGGCATCTGGCAATCCCGTCCCCCTGCTTTATGGGCAACGGGAAATTGGCGGCGCCATTATATCCGCCGGGGTTTATGCAGAAGATCAGCAATAAACCAAACCACGTACTGCAAGCCACCTGACGGTGGCTTTTTTATGGACGCGATATGACGACGACAATCATCAAAGGCCGCGGTAAAGGTGGCAGCAATCAGACCCGAACACCCGTTGAAGCACCGGACAGCATTCAGTCCATTGCAAGGGCAAAGGTGCTGATTGCGCTTGGAGAGGGTGAGTTCGCTGGCGGGCTTGATGGTAAAAACATTTTTCTTGGTGACTCATCTTCCTACACGCCTCTTCAGAACGCCGACGGAAGTTATAACTTCAATAATGTGAAATATGAGTTCCGTTCCGGTACTCAGGACCAGGACTACATTCAGGGCTTCCCCGGCATTGAAAACGAACTTCAGGTTTCATACGAGCTGAAACAGGCTGTGCCGTACGTGCGCGCGGTATCCAACACGCAGCTCTCTGCGCTGCGAATTCGCCTGGGATGGCCAACTCTTTTACTCCAGAAAAACAACGGCGATAAAGTCGGCACCCGCGTTGAGTATGCTATCGATCTGTCGGTCGATGGTGGGCCGTATGAAACGGTGGTTAACGGTGCTGTTGATGACAAAACCACGTCGCTTTATGAGCGCAGTCACCGCGTCAATCTTCCGAAAGCCTCGACTGGATGGCAGTTGCGGGTTCGCAGAATCACACCGGATTCCACGAGCGTGAATATCGTCGACACCATGCGCGTTGTGGCCGTTACTGAAATTATTGACGCCAAACTTCGCTACGTTAACACAGCGCTGCTGTATGTGGAGTTTGACGCAAAGCAGTTCCCCAATGGAATTCCTCAGGTTGTGTGCAATCCCAAAGGGCGAATCATCCGTGTACCTGATACTTATGATCCCGAAACCCGCACTTACTCTGGTACATGGGAGGGCGTATTTAAATGGGCATGGACGGATAATCCTGCCTGGATTTATTACGACATCATTCTGAACGAGCGCTTCGGGCTGGGTCAAAGAATCGATGCGACTCAGATAGACAAATGGGAACTTTATCGCATCGCCCAGTATTGCGATCAACTGGTACCAGACGGCAAGGGCGGCAGCGGGACGGAGCCTCGTTTTCGTTGCAACGTTTATATCCAGGACCGTAATGACGCCTGGACCGTACTTCGTGATCTGGCGGGTATATTTCGCGGCATGACGTACTGGGGCGACAATAAGATGTATGTCCTGGCTGATATGCCACGGGATGTGTGGCACATCTATAACCACGCCAGCGTTGTTGAAGGAAAATTTACCTTTGCGGATCCGAGTGAAACCACCCGAAACACTGCCGCGCTGGTGAACTGGTCAGACCCTGCCAACCACTATAAAGACACGCCTGAGCCTGTTTACGATAACGATCTGGCCATGCGCTTCGATTATCGTCAGCTCGAAATGACTGCGATCGGCTGCACCAGGCAGTCAGAGGCAAACCGGCGGGGGCGCTGGGCGCTGCTCACTAACGGTATCGGCGAGGTGGTGACCTTCAGCACGGGCATGGACGTTCCCCCCGTTGGTGAGGTGATCGGAGTGGCAGCTAACGAGCTGGCCGGAAGAACTATCGGTGGCAGGGTGAGTGCGGTTAATGGCCGCAACATAACCCTCGATCGCGCCGCTGATGTGAAGGCTGGGAACCGGCTGTTTTTGAATCTTCCGTCAGGCACAGCTCAGGCCAGAACCGTCCAGGCCGTTAACGGAAACACAGTCACTGTCACCACACCCTACAGCGAAACGCCGGAGGCTGAATGTAACTGGGGTGTGGACTCTGACGATCTGTTTATAGCGCTTTTCCGTGTTACGGGAACGCGGGACAACAACGATGGCACTTTCGAAGTCACCGGGACGACTTACAACCCTGACATCTATTCCGCCGTTGATACCGGTGCAAGACTTGACGAGCGGCCAGTCAGTGTCATTCCACCTGGGGTTCAGGCTCCACCAGGAAATATTGTCGTAGACAGTTACTCTACGGTTAACCAGAACATTGCGATTACCACCATGCGCGTTGCCTGGGATGCTGTTCAGGGTGCAGTTGCGTACGAGGCGGAATGGCGGCGTGACAGCGGCAACTGGGTAAGCGTGCCCCGAACGTCTTCTCTAGGTTTTGAAGTGCAGGGTATCTACTCGGGTCGCTATCTGGTCCGCGTCAGGGCGGTGAACGCCAGCGACGTTTCATCAGTCTGGGCGACATCATCAGAAGTGAATCTTACGGGTAAAGTGGGCAATCCGCCGAAACCGGTCGGCTTCATCGCTTCTGATAATGTGGTTTTCGGTATCGAGCTGAGCTGGGGATTCCCGGCGAACACCGACGACACGCTGAAGACGGAAATTCAGTACAGCCCGACCGGGACGGAAGACGATGCGATGCTGCTGGCAGACGTACCCTATCCGCAGCGCAAGTATCAGCAGATGGGCCTTAAAGCAGGGCAGACTTTCTGGTACCGCGCGCAGCTGGTGGACCGCAGCGGAAACGAATCAGGGTACACAGACTTTGTGCGCGGGCAGGCCAGCATTGATGTATCCGATATCACCGATGCAATCCTGGAGGAGATTAAAGAGACTGATACGTTCAAAGACCTGATCGAGAGCGCGGTGGAGAGCAGTGAAAAGTTCGCAGAACTGGCTGATGCAATCAAAGAGAATGCAAACGGTCTTGCAGCGGCGGTTGGATCGAATAAGCAGACAGCAGAAGCAATCATCGGCAACGCGCTTGCTATTGCTGATGTTGTCGTGCGGCAGACAGCCCAGCAGGGCGCTAACTCTGCGACCTTCGAACAACTCCGGGAGGTGATCGCCACTGAGACGGAGGCTCGCGTCACGGATGTTACTCGTCTTGAGGCAAAAACTGAGCAGAACGAGGCGGGAATTACCGAGGTCAGGCAGGCTCTGTCAGATGAAGCTCAGGCAAGGGCGACAGCTGTCGACCAGCTTACTGCGAGTACTCAGGTCATTTCTGATAAAGCTGATTCGGCTTCGAGTAAAGCTGACGCTGCATCAGGTAAGGCAGATGCGGCCGAGCAAGCCAGCTCGCAAAATACCGCTGATATCACCACGTTGCGACAGGTTGTCACCGACACGACTTCATCAATGGCATCCCGTCTGGAGGAACTGGGAGCAAGGACAGATACTGCCAGCGGCGGCATTCAGAGTAACTCCATCGCGCTAATAACGAGTACGCTGGCGCAGGTTGATCAGCAGGTGAGACTCAGCGCGCAGTACGGTGACAGTAAGGCCAGCATCGATCGTATTGATAATGTTATGGCAAGCGACAGGGAGGCAACAGCGCGTTCGCTGCTGAGTTTGCAGACTGACGTGAACGGCAACAAGGCAGCAATCAACAGCCTGAACCAGACGTTTTCCAATTATCAGCAGGCCACGGCCACGCAGATAAACGGCATTACGGCGACCATCAACGGGCACACTTCAGCGATCACCACCAACGCGCAGGCAATTGCGAACGTCAACGGCGACCTGAAGGCGATGTACAGCATCAAGGTTGCCGTGGATGCGAACGGAAAACAGTATGCTGCTGGTATGGGGATAGGTGTTGAGAATACTCCATCTGGCATGCAGTCGCAGGTATTATTCCTCGCAGATCGTTTTGCAGTGATGATGCAGGCAGGAGGAACCCCTACCATCGTATTCACCACGCAAAATGGTCAGTTGATAATCCGCGATGCTGTTATCGGGGAGGGGACGATCGGTAACAGTAAAATCGGTAATTACATCCAGTCATCAACCTGGGATGGAACAGGGAATGTCGGATGGCATATCAACAAGTCCGGGTATGCCGTGTTTAACAACGTGACTGTTCGTGGCTCGATTTACGCCACAACGGGTAACTTTGGATTCAGTGGGCCGAACAAGGCGACGGTGATAGACAGTAATGGTGTAACTATCAACCTGACCGGAGGCGGCCGTATCGTACTTGGAGAATGGACATAACATGCCAAGAGGACTACTAATTGATCTGAATGATGGCGGAAAGCGGATGGAGATAACGGCGGGTCTTCGGTGCCCGTCTTTTGGAGCCTACTTTGACAGTGGCTACCAGAAAGCCAAATACGCTGATATTGCCGGTTATGTTTCCGGGGCGCAGGTGCTGTTTATCCCTCACGCGACGGCTTATCTTGATTCAGGTCTGCTTCATAAAATGAACTCGGTCACCATATCCGGCGGCCGCGTGACGCAGAATTCCACGATGAAGGATGTGAGCATCAGTGAGCGTGAGAGTACGTACACGTTCCCCGGAAGCATCTGGCAGATATTTCCTCCTGGCCAGCGTAAAGGGGAAGGCCTGCTTATTGATGACAGCACTGACTTCCTGGCGATTACCAATGCCACACAGTCAGGGCAGTGTATCTGGAAGGGTACCGTCAATGTTCCCACAGGCGGCTGGGCAGTCCCCACGATAGCGGGGTACGACAAGTCCAAATATATTGTCTTTGGGCGCTGCAATAGCGGTAACACAGTCGATTTCGATGGTAACACGGTCAGGTTCTTCAGCTCTCCATCCACCAACGATGATGCTCCGACGACCGGCACGATAGATATTGTCATCTTCGCCAGTGGTGTGGCGCCGCAGCCGGGCACGGGGCTAAACATCCTCAATGCAGCCGGGGCCTGCACGTTTTCAACGACAAAGCGGCCTTTCGTCTACCTCAACCAGCTCTGGACGCCTTCAAAAAATGCCGTGAGCATCGGCAGCGGGTATGTTCCGCTGGGTAGATTCGGGCTGATGGCTCACGAAGTTAATGGCATGTACGTGTATCGAATGTTCGGAATAAAAATACAGAACGGCAGTGCTTCAGTTCAGGGTGGGAAATATCTGGGGCGCGAGCGGTATGCAATTTTTGGTAATGACACGGTAACGCCACTGAACCTTCCCGTTCTACCCGATATGTACGTCTGAATAAACTGTCTTTTTAATCAACCTCGCTCCGGCGGGGTTTTTTTTATTGCCTGGAGAAAACATGATTTATACCACTGGCACTATCGCCATCAGCGGAAATACCCTTACAGGTACCGGCACAAACTTCACTGCTGCTGGATCTCTTATTCGTAACTTATGTACCGTTATTGCAATGACCAGCCCTGTGCAGGTATTTCAGATTACCACCATTGGCAGCGCAACAAGTCTCACCGTAACGCCAGCGGCTAACCCAGCAGTTCCCGCCGGAACCCGATTTGCCATTCTTCTGAGTGACAGTCTGAGCGTGGATGGTCTGGCGCAGGATATCGCTGAAACCTTCACGATGTACCAGCGCTACATGAGCGGGTTCGCTGATGTAATGAACGGGACATCTGATGTAACTATCACCATCAATGGTGTGGCCGTCATTGTGCCGGGTCAGAAATCGCTGGCAAAGAAAGGGGCTAACAGCGACATCACAAGCCTTTCCGGACTGACCACCGCACTAAGCGTGGCGCAAGGGGGAACTGGTGCTAAAAATGCGGCAGATGCCCGCACAAATCTTGCTCTCGGAACTGGAGCAACTAGGAACGCTTACAGTACTACCGGCGATTTACTTTCGGTTGGAGATTTCGGCGTGGGGGCTGTACAGGGAGATGGCCCCACTCTGGATAAAATGGATGGTTCAACGCCTACTGGATTTACCTCGCATCAGAATGATGGCCTGACACAGCTGGGTTTAACGTCTAATACCGGGCTCACTTCAATCATTCTTAACAGGGGGGCCAGGCCAACCCGGATACATCAGGCATACTCTCTACGTCGTACCTGGTTTTCATATTACAGCGGGAGCGCGTGGGCCTATCATGAAGCTTACACTACTGGTAATACGACAAAATCAAGTGATGGCACACTGAAGGCAGCGTCTCCTGTTGCCCGTATCGTAGCGAGCCAGGAAGCGTGCCAGCGCGCCGATATAGCGGAGGATGGTTTTGACTGGTGCGGCTGCGGTACGGCGAATACCGAAGCTGAAGGAATCAAAATTTCCCGGCTCGATGTGGGAGTTTATGTGCTGATAGGTTCGGCAGGCCTGGCGTCTGAGGGATGGCAGTTACTGCCGCCAATGGACCCGGGTGGAATGGGAGAACTGGGTGTTGTTGAAGCAGAGCAGACAGAAAGCGGTGGGCTGACGATTCGGCTTTTTAAGCGGAAATACATACTCAACGAAGAAGGCGAAATTGTTAAAACGAAAGGGGCTCCTATAGATGTTCCTGCCAATAGCTGGATCGACGTTCGCCTCGATATGCCAGAGGATAGCATCTGGAAAACAAAAGTGCTGGAAGCTTCAATAGCCGGTGCAGATTCGACCCCAGAATAA